CACCATTAAAAGATGCAACTGTGGCAGCAGTTGTAGCAATACCCGTTACAGCCCCTGTGGAACCGTTTACAGATGATACGCCAGTCACTGTACCTGTGGCACCATTAAAACTAGAAACGCCTGTGACCGCTCCTGTAGCCCCGTTAAATGATGCTACATAGTTTGTAGGTGTAGCACCAGTAGGTCCTGTAGAACCCGTAGCACCTGTAGGTCCTGTTGGACCTGTAGCACCATTGCTACCGTTAGTACCATTTGTACCAGCAGTGCCAGTTGCTCCTGTAGGACCCGTAGGACCAACTACAGTGCTATCTGCACCTGTAGGTCCAGTTGAACCAGTTGGTCCTATAATGCCCTGTATACCCTGAGAACCAGTAGACCCAGTAGGTCCAGTGATACCTTGAATACCTTGAGAGCCAGTACTACCTGTAGGACCTGTTATGCCCTGGATTCCTTGGATGCCTTGGATACCTTGGGAGCCTGTGGCTCCTGTACTACCAGTTGAACCTGTGGCTCCTGTAGCACCAGTTAAACCAGTGCTACCAGTGGGACCAGTAATACCCTGTATACCCTGCGAGCCAGTTGTACCAGTACTACCTGTGCTTCCAGTTGGTCCTGTAATTCCCTGAACTCCCTGACTGCCAGTTGCCCCAGTAGGTCCAGTGATACCTTGTGAGCCTGTGGCTCCTGTTGAACCAGTACTTCCTGTAACACCTGTTGGTCCAGTAACACCCTGCGCACCAGTAGGTCCAGTACTACCAGTTGCTCCAGTTATTCCTTGGATGCCCTGAGAACCTGTAGGACCTGTACTGCCAGTAGGTCCTGTTGGACCTGTGATGCCTTGAGTTCCCTGTGGACCTTGAGCATTGTCAACAATTACAACTGTTTCTTGTAGGACTTCAGTACCAAGAATAACATCAGTGACAGTCTCTTCAATGGTAACTGTAGTTGCGGTAACTTCTTCTTCAATGATAACTGTGTAGTCTGGCATTATTGTGTCACCTCAGGTGTAACAATAAAGCGACCTTCAAGGATGCGTGTAACTTCACCACCAGAAGAAGTTAATTCAATATCATAAACCCAACGACCAGCAGGTACACTAGACATGGTAGTAGCAGAAGCGGTTGCCGATACATGTCCCACCGATGTCATAGTTGCAGAAGTAATATTTAGTAAAGTTGTATTAGAAGAAGTAGACTGACGAACCTGCATAGCAAAGGTGTATCCAGTTAGATTCCAAGGAGTACCATCGGTCTCAACTCGGAAGTTTAAGTTAAAGGTAGCACCTTGTTCGGCTACAATGTTGTACTTACCACTCATAGTTCATCCTTAAGATGTAATGTAATATGCTCATCTAAACGTTTCTCAATCCTGTCCACCGCACGAGCAACATCTGGAAGACTTCTACCACCATTAGCCGTAGGCTGGATAGGATGTGTTAATTCTTTAATGTAAGATTTTAATGGATTCACAATAAGCCACTTGCCTATTAATGCAATAATACCCAGTGCCAACGATACAACAGATAAAGATTCTAACAGTGTCATACTGTACTCACCGTGTAGCCAGCAGCAATAAGTGCATTTCTTTCGGCTAGTGTTACATAGTGTTCATGCCCACCAAGGTAAACAACACTGGCTTCATTTAAATCATCTTGTGATGGATACTCTTCTTCATACCAACTGTTGCCAACTTTGTAGACAGTTATACCATGCTTGAGTGGGTATCGGTAGAATAACCAGTGTCCACCTGCTGGACCGTACTCAACAGTAGGTGGTGCAAATAGATAAGCCATTATGTTTTCCTTCTTGGTTAGAAACATAACCCCACCCCCAGGACCGTTATATGACCTGGGGATGAGATTAGATTGCTAGTTATGCAATGCTTGAGGATGACTCAATGCGGTATAGAGCGTTCTGACGGTATACTGCATGTCCTAGAACACCGTACCAACCGATTGGACGCTGACGCATCAATTTGTCAACGACTGGACCAATAACCACGTGTGGTTCTTCGGCTACAGCCTCAGCAAGTGCTTGCTGTCCTGCAATGAATGTGCGGTAAACAGGAATGCTGCTTGCGCCATCGTTGCCCTTCTTTAGACGTGGTGATTCTACGAAGTAAGCACCTTCGTAGGTACCAATTTCGCCAGCCCAGATGTTATCAACCTGTGAGTACTCGTGAGGTAGACGCCAGTTAGCGGAACCACTTGCAGCACGAAGGTCAAGAGATACTTCTGGGTGGATACCAGCCCAGTAAAGTGAACCCTTACGTCCGTTAGCCTTGTTGGTACGCAACTTAGCAACAGCCTTGCGGATATCAGCCGAAGTGATGATGTCATCAGAGGTGATACCAGAAGTGGTTGTTGCTACAGTTGAACCACCAGTTGCGTAAAGTACGTTAGTACCAGCAAGAAGGGCAGTCTGAGCAAGGTCATCAATGCTGTCAGCCATGTTGAATGCAATGATATTTGCAACAGCAGGGTCTACATCAGCAAGTGACATCAACTGTAGTTTACGAGTAACAACAGTTGCGTTACCGTATTCGTTTAGTGTGACGTTGACGATGCTTGGGGTTGATAGAGATACTGCAGTTGGGTCAACATCTTCCGACAATGCGGTAGTTGCAAGAGACATGTCTGCGTAAATCTGAAGTGCAACACTTGAACCAGGCATTGCCTGACGTGCTGGCTTCTTGTCTGCTACTGAACGTAGCAATGGGGTTGCACGCAGTTCAAATTCAACAAGGCGGTCGTATGCCTTCTGAACTAGACCTGCGGCGTTTGATGGGGTAAAAGCACCTACGTTGTTTGCACTAGCGTATGCGCCACCACCGAGACCACCGTTAGTGGCTGCGGAGCCACCTGATAAGCCTGTGTTAGCCATTATATTTCCTTAGGGTTAGATTGATTTGCGATTATTCTGCGCCTTGACTGTAGAGGAAGTTAAGTAACTCCTCCGCAGAGCCAGCGTTGTTCATGATGTTAAATGCATCATTCACATCATCTGGAGAAATAGCACCAGATGTTACTGCATCTATTTGACGCAATGCAGCCATGTCATTGACATCTACTGCGTTTTGTTGTGTAGGTGCAGCAACCCCAAACAGTTCACTATTTTCAGTTAACCAGTTACTGATGCTATCCGAGGATATTTCAATATCTGCTGGAATGAATTTAGCAACCTTTGGGTTGACACCTTTCTCCGTCAAGACCTGACTAATTGTTGCTTCCCGTTGGAACTTGCGCAATGCTTCCAATTCGGATTGCAACTCTTTGAGTTGTTTGTCTTTTGCACGTTCGGCACGTCGGACTTTCTTGAGTACATCATCAGATGAACCACGTTGTGGTGCATCGTCATAGTCCTCAAACTCAAAGTCATCGTCCCAGTCTTGTGTGTTGTTGCTCATCGCAACTATCTCCCTTACATTAGTTGTTGTTCGTACATGTCTCACTCCTGCACAGGGGTATGTAGGTTGGTATGTACTACCGCTCTTTTACTCAGTGGGGGCGGTTAATCCACTGAGAGTTTTATACTTGTCGCTTGCGACTTAATGAACCAGTTGTAACGCCAGACTGTCCAGCAAATTGTGAACGAGCCTGTGAACGAAGACGCTTAGTTGCTGTTGTTTCAACACCAGTTCCAAGTGCTTCTGCTTCAAGTTGTGCCTGTGTTGGTGCTTCTCCACCAAACATACGAGATGCTTGTTGGATGCCACCACGTTCTGCAGCAACTGCTTGGAATCCCTTGAGTGCTTGTTCACGAGTAACACCTTGACGTGATAATTGTTCAAGGTTTGATTCAGGTGTCAATCCAGCAACCTTAGCAGATGCAGCAATGGCTGCTGAGCCAAACTTAATCTTTTGCTCAACGGCATCAGTGTTGCCAGTAACAAGAGTTAATGCTAGGTCATCATCGGTTAGTGTTGGGAATTGTTTTCTAATCTGTTCTTTGAGTGCATCATCTGCAGTGGTAATTGCAAAGTAAGCATTATCAATACGGTCTTGTACTTCTTGCACAGAAGTTGTGCCAGTAATAAACTTTTTAATATTGTCTTGAGTTGCAAGACTTTTAAATGCTGGACGAGATTCTAAAGCCTTTTGGTACTCACCTTCAAGTCTTGTGTACTCAGCAATGTTTCCGAAACCTTCACCTACTGCTTTACCAGCAGCAGCACGTTCATTACGTACAGTTAAGTAGGCAGAAAATCTATCACGAAAACCTTGAAGTTCTGGTGAAGTAGTATCATTAAGAATTAAGTTATATATATTTGGATCTTGCCAACTAATCTGACCAGTATCAACAAACTTTTTTGCTACTCCATATAAACTATTTACCCAAGAATTTGCTACTGGGTCAATGCCAGTAATTCCTTTAAATATAAATCCAAAATTTGTAGCATCTTTATATTCTTGTGCTGCAGTTTCGGCAGCAGTTGGGGCAGCAACTGTTGGAGTTACTGGTGCTGGTGTTGCTGCTTTAGCCTTTGGCTTAACAGGTGCAACTGGTTTAGGGGTTGGCTTCACTGTTGGTTTAGGCTTTGGATTTGGTTTTGGAGTAGGTACTGGTGTTACCTTAGGCGGTGCCTTAAGATTAGGATTAGGTGTAGCAGTTGTTCTACGTAAACTCTCTGCGTATTCGCCAGCCATAATTTAAAATCCCATCGCAGATGCTAGACCAGAAGCAAATGTTGCCGCTTCTTTTTGTGCAGTTGTTGTATTACGAAACTCTGACATCCCACGTAATTGCTTATAGAAGTCACCATATGAAGGTGGCTTGTCAGAAGCAAGAAGAGTTTGAATTGTTGGATTAGTCAATGAAATACTTTCCATATCCTGTTCAAAAGTGTCAGCCATTAATTTGATGTAAGGATTCATTAAGTCACGTACTGTAACAGTTGAGTCAGCATTTAAACGTGGAGCAAGGTTTGCATATAAAGATGCGGCTTGCTTGCGAACTTCTGCTGCTGCATCATCTGCAGTTGTTTCACCTTTAACAACTCTGCGAACATCTGATAGGATATCACGGTCACTGCGAATAACACCCATGTCGTTTGAATACTTACGTAAGGTATCTTGAATCTTTCCTGCTTCTCCGCCAAGGTCAAGATTATCTTTTCCACCAAGCATTCCTTCAAGAACTGTGCCAGTGTACTTATCTACGAATGCTGCTTGGTCAAACTTTTGTGTAGTGGTAGTTACTCTTTTACCATTCTTATTTACAGTTTTGCTTACAGTTCCAGCAGCAGCCGATGCATTAAGTTCTTTAAAGAATTTATTCTTCTCTGCCTTTGTAGCCTTACGACCAAATGTTGCTTGCAGTGTTGAATCAATTAATGCATCAGATAATGTCTTGTCATACTGTGTAATATTTACATCAGTATATGATGTGCGAGCACCAGTACCAGTACCCTCTATTCCATCAGTGCTTAAACTAGATATTACTTGGAATGGACTGGTTGAAGCATCTGAACTTCCAATGATTGCATCCCAAAAAGAACTAGGCTTTTTGAATCCCATGCTTTTGCCATACTTGGCGTATGCACTGTTAATCATATCCATCTGAGACTTTGGTAAAGTTCCAGTTCTAAATGCTGCCTTAGCAGATGACTTAGACTTATAAGACTTCTTACCCGTAACAGCAGATGGTCCTGGTCCGCCAGCATTCCATAAGATACCATCTTGTGTTGCATCAACAGTTGAGGTTGATGAAGAGCCACCAGTTGTTACGCCAGGCACCGTGATGTTAGGACGCTTTACGTCTGTAGGTGTAGCCATTAATCAATACTCACAATCTCAGAGTCATAGGATAGAGGGTCATTCTCCAAGTAGTACTGGAAGAACTTTCCAAATTCAGGAACTTGCTTTTTTAAATCATTAACAATTTGTTTTTGAACGTATTGAACGTCAGCAAATTTATCTGAATCAATGTTTGCATTAGGATTGCTGTCAATCTGTAGTCTACGAGTAACAAGATTTTTTCTTGCTTCTATGTAGAAGTAGACAGCCTTTTGTAGGTCATTGTTCTTTACAACACCATTGACATACTTCTCATCACCAAGGAATCTAAAGATAGCCTTGACATTGTTATTAGCCTTTTGCGTATTCATCGTTCCACTATCAGCCAACCATGCTGGGTATCGTTTAGCGATAACTGCTTTTGCATCTTTGTATCTTTGCTTAGCATCTTTCTCGCTAAGTTCACCAGATTCAACCTGTGCATCAAAGTAATCTTTAGCGGCAAATTGCATCTTGTAACCTTGACTAATCTCAAGTTCACGAGCGGCTTCGTTAGGGTCAGTTAGTTTAGACTTAACTGCACCAATTCCAGTTACGTTAGATGAATATAACTTAGAGTTAGCAACTGCACTATAATCCTTAACAGGGTCACCAGCATTAAGCATTGCACCAGCAACCTTGGTTTCTCCAACTTCTCCATATGCATTAGCGAATGCATCAGAGTACTTGTTTAGATTGTTAAGAGTCTGAGGTGTTGACATAAATCCATATGGATTCTGCTCACGTGGTGTGAACTGAGCAACTGCTGCTCGTTCAAAACCATATTGATTAATGAACTCAAGCAGACCGTGGTCTTCACTTAGACCATTATTAACTGCATCTTGTTTCATAACACGCAAGTCTTTACGCAATTCTTCTTGCTGCGTGGAAAACTTAGGAGCAGCAACATAGCCGAATGCAGAGAACATAGCCTCAGCAAAGTTCATCTGAGTTGCAGCACCCATAGCCTGAGATAACATCTCTGCACGTTTTGCATCAGTTAATGGTTCAGGATTGTATGGGTCACGTTCTGAATCCCACTTAGCAAAGATATCATTGTAAGCAACAATTACTCTACGGTTATATCTATCAGTTGCATTAGGGTCAATGGTACCTAATACATTGCTGATGATTGGAACATCACTGGAAGCCAAACTACGCATCCAAGAGTTAGGTGAAACTGCAATGCTTAACAATACTTCACCAGTGCTTAGGTCCTGTTGTGATTTGTAGTAAGGGAATAACTTATTACGCAAGAACTCTGGGTCTACACCCATCTTAGTTAAGAATAGTTCTGGGTCATAATCCTTACCACTTAATGTATTAAGGATTGTTCCAGCACCAACATCAACAAGTGGTCCACCTGCTTCAGGTACAAACGGTATATATCCATTATTAATCAAGTCAAAGGACGAAATTGGTGTATTAAAAGATACGCCCTCTGGAATATCTTTGCCGAAGAACTTAGCAACAGCACCAGGAATGGTTACCTTAACAGTTGCATCTTGAGCATTGAATGGATTAACAGTTTTAATCTCTTGACCATTCTCATCTTCAACACTGAATACCTTACCAGGTGACTGATAAATCATGAAGTAACGTGCAGCAGCCTGTGGATTACGAAGTGTATACCCAAACCAGTAACGATTAGAGTTCTGTTTAGCCATATAAAATGGAGACACAAAGCGAAGCAAATGTCCTGGGTCAGTGTAACGCTCAATAGAATACAAACGTTCCATTAGCATCTTGTAGGCAAACTTATGTGACTGTGCTTGGATTTCTCCAGACATCTTTTGAATCTGTTCAGGTGAATAACCCTGCTCAAGAAGTAACTTACCACGGCGCTTGCCTTCAGCCTTATACATCATGTTGTAGAAAGGGTGACGAACTAATGAATCTTCAGGCTTTGTTCCAATGGTATCAAAGATTTTACCAACTATTACTGACCACTTATTACGGAACTTGTTAGGACCATCTGGAGTTAGTTCATTTCCACGAACACTTGCACGTTGTGCCTCTGGAATCTTGAGCATATCCTCTGCTGTAAGTGTTCCATTCTTGGCTTTAATGCGTAGACCTGGAACTAAATCTGTAGTTTTTCCAGTAACATCTTCAATACCATCTACAATATTACCGTCAATACCAACCTTAGGTAAGATGTTGTCAACGGTAAATTTAATTTCAGTAACAAGTCTCTCTACTGCATCTTTAACGCCAGCAGTTGAGTAACGTGATAAGTCAAACTTCTTTGTCTTACGCCATGCAACTGCTTTAGGGTCACTACTTTTAGCCCATGCAACTACCTGCTGAAGGTCATCTGTGTCAATAAACTTCTGTGCAACATAGTCATTCATATGATGATTAGCAAAGTCTGCTGCTGCTGGTGCCCAGATTTTGTTGTCTGGAGTAATAGTACGTTCATGAACTTGACCATTAATAAAGCGTGAGTCAGCAAGACGTTGAGCATCAAAGATTGTGCGCATATTATTCTGTGCAGCACTTGACTCTTTAGCCATAATTTGTCCAATAGGACCAGCACGGAAGCCATCAACAAATACACCAGGAACTATCTCAAACTGGTCAGTACCTGCAGCGATAATTTCACGATTAACAGTTCCATTAATAATAAGTTCATCCATACGACCACGTGTAAGTGCACGAGTCAATGTAGTTTGCACAACGGTCTGAATAGAATCGTCTATACCACGGAATGAATCAAGTGTTGATTCAATATATTCACGGAGTTTAGGTGGAACATCCGTGTAATCTTTGCGATTTCTAACTGCATCAAGAGTATCGTATTGTTCACGTACACGTTCCTGCATTACACGCAATGTATCAAATACTGGACCCTCAGTAGTTGACACAATAATGTTTCGTGCATTCTTTATATCACCAGTTAAAATTGAGTCGTACAATTCTTTAGCAACTTCATTATCTACTTCAATATCATCAGATAAACGATATGGTACAGCATCCATTTGACGGATTGCTTCTCTAGTTGCTTCGTTACTTACCTCTTGACTCATTCTACCATAGTTATCAAGAGTAAGTTTAGAGTTTTCAACTACCTGGACAATGTTAGATGAAAGACTGTCAGATGATGCGCTAATTGCTTCATCAATTTGCTTGTAAAGTACCTTTGATTCTTTACTTAAGTTAGGATATTCTTCATTGAAAACAATACTTGCTGCTTTAGCATTAGCATTTTGTTTCATCCTTGACCTAGCACGAGAGATGACTCCCTTTTCAAAGCCACCACCAAGAACTTCACGTACTGTTAAGTCTGAATCACGGGCAAACTCAATGCCGCTGGCAAATACTCGCTGCCAACCTTCAGTAACGTTGCGTGATGTGTACTTAAAACTCATTAGAGTAGTTGGTTTCCACACAAGTGTATACAAACTATCTGTTAACTGTTCTGCCGTATTACGTGTACGAACAATTCGGTCACGAGTAACTTGTTGAGATGTTTCAGATGCAGTAAGTTCCACAATCTTGTTGTCAAGAATATCGCTTACTACTTGTGCAGGACTTTTACCAGCATAGTCATCTGGATTTAAGCGCACATCATCAATTAAAAGTTTAAATAGATTTGAATTTTCACGAATGACATCATTGAAGATATCCATATCCATGGCAATATGCAAGTTTGGAACTTGTGACGTCATAGTTGGAACATCAGACATTAAGTCTTTAGCCATCTTACGTGCATTGACTACATCATTTTCGTCAACTTTAGTCTTGCCAGCCTTAGCAGATATTTCCTTGGCTAGTTCATCAACATAGTCTTTCATTAATTCAATAGTTGACTGATTTCCAAACTCATCACTAATCGTGTAGTTAGGGTCATCAAGGATTCTATACAATGTTTGACGCTTGTAGTCGTTTGACTTACGTGCAAGTGCCACACCTACTTCTTCAAGTAGTTTAATTTCATCAGGGTTGGTTGCGCCAACATGCTTTTTTACTACAGCAGCAACAGTTTGTTCTTGCAAACTATCAAACCATTTACCTTTTTCTGCCTTGTTGCCCATAGCAGGAAAAGTATTAAAGATTTCTCTTTGAGCCTGACCAGATAATCCACCTAGTTTGCCCATGTCACGAACACGTGCACGTGCTTCTATAACTGAACGGTCTCCAACTACGGCACCAAGACGTGCAACACCAGATGATTTTTCACGAAGAGCCTGTGATGGATTAAACCAGCGAAGAACACGAACACCTTTGCCGTTATCAATTTCTCCCCAGAAGGCACTGTTGAAAGTTAAAGTATTTTTAATTCTCTTTGCTTCAATAGCAGCATATGGTGACCAGGTTATATCTTTAAAAATACCTTGAACTGAGTCATCACTACTAATTAGTTTAGAGATAAAATCTGACTGTTTAGTTGCTTCTGCAAGTTCTTTGCCAAGTACTTCTTGTTCTTTTAATTTAAACGAGCGCTGGCGAGTATCCATTGCAAGGTTATAGGGTAATAAAAATTCTGTTGAGTCTACATCTTCTACTGTTTTTTTGGCACGTAGATAGGAGTCAACATTTGATTTACGTGCTTGCAGCGAATCAACACGGTTAGCAAGTGCTTCGCTTTGAATACGAAGAGCATCACGTGATGGTTCGTGACCAATGCCAACTTTAATAAAATTACCAATAAAAGAATCGTCACCAGTTTGAATGGCTAGACGTGCTGCTTCTTGTGCAATTTCTGCTGCGCCTTCTCCAAGTTGTGAACCTGAAATCATTGGGTCTGCAGCAATAGCAGAAAAGTCTTCAGCATTAGCCTTAAAGAAATCTATCTTTTTGCGAAACGAATTATCTACACCAGAAACAGCGTCATCAACTTCTTTAACAAGAATAGGCATACGCTTGGTAGTAACTGGACGTGTAAGAATTGCACGACGTGTAAAAGAAGCAGTGCGACCTGCTGCCGCTAGTGGGTCAAGAAATAATGAAGTTGCAAAATCAGAAGCAAATGAGATGTACTTTTGCGGACCACGAGAGAAGTATGTATTTACTTCTTGGCTATTTGACCAGTCAATCTTGTCAGTTCCCTGGTCTCCTGCAACTAAAGAACCACCAACAAATCCTACAATGGATTGCCCTGGTGATACTGTGCGTGAAGTATTGTAAGCAGTCTTCCATGTTTGAACATCAAACAATCCACCATTAATATCATTTCGGTAATCTGCGTTGGAGGCAAGGAATGCTGTTGATAGTGGACGTGAAACAAGTTCACGATATGGAACTGTTAGTGGTTCTAGTGCTTTAACTACTTGTGTGCCTACTGCACCAGCAACACCACCTGCAGCCTTAAGAAAGTTTCCGTTTGATTCACGTACTGCTTTGGCAAGCGATGAAATAAAACCAGTTTCTTCTGGCTTTGTTGGAGGAGGAGTTGTGTTACTCATTCTCATCCTCTTTTACAAGTGCGCCACTATTGATATCTACAAGTTCATTAATAAAAGAATTACGGTCATTATCATTTTCCCAAGGAATTGAAGCAAATGCCATTACAAAGTCTGGGTCAGATATGCCAAACATGTTTACAAATGCTGCAACATTGTTTGCTAACTTCACTAGACAATACCATCCAATTCATTGGCAGCATTTACAAACTGCACAAAGTTTTTAAAAGTATCTGGTGCATCTGGATTGCTTGCTTGTTCTTGAAGCATTGGCAAATACTTAGATACTAATTTATAACGACCAGTTACTTTCTGAGGTGGTGTGTAACCTGGACCAAAAGATGCACCTGCTGTGATTGGTTCATCAGGTCGCTGAGTTGGTGCAAAAAGATTTGTTAGTTGCTGAGGTGGAGTAGCAGGTACACTTGGTGATGGTACGTTTGGTACTGGGTTTCCTTGCATTGCTGCGCCTGACTGTAGTTCTGCTAAGTCTTTACGTTCTCCGTACTTGCCACCACCAGGAATTTCTTTAGCAGCCTGGATTGGTCCGCCATCAGTACGGCGAGAAAGAGAACCTGGACCTGATACTGCAGCAGGGTTTGCTGGCTTACGATACCCACCTCTTGCCATTGTTATCCTCTTTCAACTATCTGGATTTTTCCACCAGTATTAATATCAAACTTTTTAGCAATCTTCATTGCTTCTTGCAGTGTTGCGCCATGCGCAATAGCACCAAGTGCATAAGCCGCACCAGTACCTATTCCATAAATACCCGTGTTTGTTTCAAGCACAGCGTAGTTAGATGCGACATGAAATACTCTGTCTTTAAATCCAACCAGGAATACAAAATCTTCATCTTCTTTCAGTGTGATACCAGCATCTTCATGTTGTTTGCGCATCTCTGGAATAAACTTAGACACCATGAAGGTGTATGGTTCTGAACCATTATATTTAGGTGGTTCCCACCCATATAAGATAACGTCACAACAACGTGAGTTACCTGCACCAGCGATTACGTACTCATTGACCTCAACGATTTTTTTCATACTTCTATGTTGATATGGTCGTTCGGTATCTGTAACTTGTGCATCGGCTGCAAAGGTAAAACCTTTAGCATCTTTGATGGCAATGATTGTAGTCATTATCCACCCAGTTGCGCTAATATATCCTGAATGTTGGCAGGAGGAGCCCCAGGGGATGCTTCTACAGGAGCACCACCCATAGTTTCGGGTCCTTGTGCTGCAACTGGAGCACCCTCTCCTGGGGCGGCTTGTGGTGCACCACCCATGGAAGCCATCATTTCTTCTGGCGTTAGTGGTGCTTGCTCTTGAGGGGCTTGTGCTACTGGTTCTGGTTTCTTAAATACTTCCATAACCGAATCTTCTACGGTCTTACCACTGCGGCGTGCATCAATTACCTGAGCAATTTTCATTACAATATCTGAGGGGTCTTGACCTTGAGATGCCATTTGAGGAATTGCAGTTGATGTTGCACTTAATGCACCCATAAGTGCGCTACGCATTTTTTCAATGTCAATGCGTTCAATTTCTTTGGATACGTTTACGTTCCATGGAAGTTCCTGCATTACAAATTCTTGTGAGATTAAGTTTGCTTGCAAAGCCTGAAGGCTAAAGATGAGAGCACGTGATGGGTCAAGTCCTGACATCAGACCATAGCGTACGTTTACACTGTAGTCCTGCTTGATATCTTTTTCTGGACTGTACTTCAAAACATAAGGTGCGCCATTGTAAGTCATCTGTGTTGACTTTTCGCCAGCAAATAACTTTTCGTCCATCTCCATGGCTAGAGCCATGACATCCTGCAATGCTTCTGCAAGGATTTGCTGACCAGCCTTGATTTGGGAATCAAATCCACCAAGAAGTGCCTGAACACCAGAGCCTGTGATTACAGATGCATTGACGCTGCCTGAGCGACCCTCTGGGTAACGAGCACCCATACGCATTTCTTGTTCAAGAATTTGTTGTTCTTGGAAAGCACCAGGAGGAATTTCTAAACCAACACGGCGAACACCCTGTGGGTTAGCAGTACGCATGACTGCATCAGGACCAAATGCAAACTCTTGCATATCTTGTGGAACAACCATTGGCGCATTAACTGATTTCTCAGCAGCATCCATGGCTAGAAGACTAAAGCGAGCACGAGCAATCTGTGCCCAGATGACATCATCAAATTGACCACGTGGGTCTTCGGTGTCAATGCCTGGACGCTTAGCAATACGTACGCTTAGTTTGCCCAGAAGGTTTTTCGCCTTGCGAAGGGGAAGGTTTCCTCTTTGTGGAAGGAACAGGATTACCTGGTCTTTGTCCTCGTAACGAATCAAATCAAGTAGAGTACCGAGGTCAATGTTTCTGCGGTCTTCTCCACCAAGGATTTGGCGTTCGTACTCAGGGAACTCAACAATAAGTTCACCAATGGACTTCAGGTAACGCTTGCTATATGAAACACATCGTCCGTAGCGGTCATATTCTGGGTAAGCACCCAATGGGTTTTCTACACGAATGCGTGGCATACGAGCCTCAAAGTCAGGCTCTACAACAAACGGCAGGAAGGCATAGGTATTATACCAATCTGCGCCTGTATACATCTGGGTTTGTAACCCAGAAAATTCAACGTAGTTGTTGACAATCATAGAACGCAAGTCAGCGTTCTTCTTTGCCCTGTCAGATGTTACGTCAGGTGTCTGACAATTAAACGATGGCAATGGTGCTAGAACTTCAGCCAAGTCACGAGCAACAACGTCAACGAAGTTGGCAATCATTGGCTTAGTCATGCCCTCAGGGAACATGTCTGGGTATACAGATACCATGTCACCACGGCGTACAGCAGTAATATCTGCCATGCGCTGGTCACGTACTGAGTATCGCTGGCGTAGGTAAAGTACCTTGTCAGCGACCTGTTCCATTGAGAGTGCCATGAATATCCTTAAAGATAAAGTGTATGTTGTTCCATTGCCAAATCATCAAGATTGACAATGGCTTGTTGCGCCATCTGGCGTTGAGTAACAAAGCGACTTGTTGTGTGGTAGATTTGAGTTCCTGAGTGCTGAATCATTTCCTTGGCTTTAATCTCGCAGAACCACAGAGCCATTACAACGTCTGTAGGGTTACGAGTTCCAGGCTTCCAAGTAATCAACTGATTGATTAGAGCCTTAATACCCTCGTGGTACTGAGGGTCTGGTAGTTCAATGAGATTATCTCGGTTGTGCTTAGTACCACCCATGGTACCAAACAAGCCTTGCATAGCAGCCACACCAAAGTCGGTGTCCCACTTGTTCTTGCCAGTGAAGTGGCTAGAGAATCTAACACCCTTATTAGCCAAGTACTGGCGGAACTCTTCGTCCACCTCGTACATCTTCTGGTGGGCGTTGATTTCAATACGCAGTTCTACTGGCTTGTAGGTATTAATCCAGTCTTCAATAATGGCACGAATCTTGCCAGGTGTTGGGTCTGACATATTGTAGGCATCTAGGACTAGACGCTTACCAGACTGACGGTCTACAGCGTAGACAACTAGCGCAGTCTTTCCTGCTATAGCAGGGTCCATGCCAATGAGCGTTACCCATTGTCCGTCTCGTGGATGTCCAGCCGCTCCCATGCGGAGAGGACCAGGCTTACGCATACGGTTAACACAGGCATTAACAATCGTTGGGTTAAAAATCGCATCGTCATCAATATCCTGTTGCTGGTAAACTAGTGCCCATGTTGAGGCTGTTACCTCGCTACGTCTTGCAAAGAGTGCTGGTCCATCCCACTTCTGGTAGTAACCATCTTCATCTGGCTCGGCATCTTCATCGCCATCCCAGGGACGGTCTGAACGTTCCCAAAGGGTAACCCACTTCTTAGGGTCATCATGAACTTCTAGCACTGCTGGCATAGCAAGACGTGTAAATGGGCTTGCACCACCAGACCAGTGTTCTGGATTGCGCAGTTCTCGGTATAAATCTACAGCCCCGATACGGGTGCCTACGATAAGTAACTTACCATTCTTACCCAGACGGGTAATTACTTCTTTCTGAAGCCAGTCCAACTGCTTCTCCCACTCGTGGGCATTGGCAGTAGTGATAACGTCATCTAGGATAATTAGGTCAGCACGGGCACCGTAAATCTGACCACCAATACCTAGGGCTTGAAGCGTTGGGTCCTTTTCAGAACTATCACGGGCTTCTTGACCTAAGTAAACTGTGTCTGTTTTCCAGGTGTCAGAGTCTTCTTTCCAACCACCAGAAGGTCCATAGACCTGCTGCAACTTGGCGTAGCGTGGATGGCTAAGGCGTTGCTTGATGGAGTAGACGAACTCACGGGCTTTATTTAAAGTCTTGGACACCACAATGATACGCACGTTGGAATCCATGGCAATACGATAGGTGGAATACCCTACGGTGATTACGGTGGATTTGGCGTGCTCAGGTGGCACATTAATCAAGATACGGTTCTTGTTGCCCTTTTCGTAAGCCATAGATGGATGTAACCAACTAGGCTCTCTACCCTCTAGGACATCAATCCAGTCCTGCTGGTGAGGGAATACTTCGTTACCTAGGAACTCTTTGGAGAACGTGGCAAAGTCTATGTTCTTGCCGTTCTCGCTTCCCAGGGTGACCTTCATAAGGTCGGAGCCTTTGGTGCGTGCTATCTCTAAATCTTTGGCAAACACAGGGTCTGTGAGCCACTTCTTTAGAACATCGGGCTTGCGCCCCACCATAGCAATAGCGGCTCGCACCTCAATGCCAGTTTCTACGTGGGCTATAACCTTAGATTTGTCTTCTCTCAGGCGTACCACATTATGGTGCTCTGCACCGCCCTTGGCTGCCATATGAATTTATCCTATCTTAAGCATTCACCTAATATCAAGTTCAAATAAAATCATATAAAAGAACTTAATATAAGTGCCCCTTTAGGGGCACATAATAGCAGCCCCCGAAGGGCTGCTTTCGTTGTTAAAGGCAGCCCCAAAAGGCTGCCATTAGGTTGTGTGCGCCAAAGCGCACTTATGTTATTTTATCCTACATATATACTAACCCTGTTACAAAGGGACTGTAACGTTTCGTTACCAAATTGTTATAAATTATTTTTAAAGTCCTTTATCCAATGGGTTTTAGTTGTGTGCCTAATTACAAAATACTGGAAAAAATATTTAATTGTAGTCATACTAATACAGCCGTGCGTCCGCTAACAACTGGGGGTCCGTTACCAAATCGTTATACAAATATACTTGACAAATCTTCCAATTTGTGGTATAATCCCGACCCCTACCCCTAGGGGATGGTTGAAATTTTAACTACATTTATTTATTAGTTGAATATTAAACAATACGGGTATGTGCACTATCTCCCTGCAATATCTGGAGGCACAATATCGTTATCATTCCGTTACCAAATAAACTTGACAAGGTTTAGAAGGTGTGATAGTCTTTCATTATTAAGTTGAAAGCATGAAGGTTAGCCGACACGCCGAAGATTTAAGAACTTGACAGACTAGAGATAGTTTGATAAGGTTAAGACATAACAGAATAAAGGTATCGGGTTAGGCTCTTAGTAGCAGTCCAAGGGATGAGAGATAACTCTAACGCTTTAAGATTCTGTTACTTGACAAGTTAGACTAAGTATGCTAGACTAAGACAAGCAAGGCAAGATGAAGACAAAAGGTAACATCCGACTAGATGAAAGGTAAGTGATAGACATGATAACGTCCCATAGTATCTATGGGTCAGGCACGCCGACAGACTTATCACGTGTTAACGCTACACGGACACGGAGGCAGTACGCTTTGCGTACGGCTAACGCTCCGCAAGGCTACACGCCTAAGCCTAGGCAGATTGACCCTGAACGAGAGCAAGCGAGATTACGACTAGAGCAAGCCAAACTAATGCGCCAACTACAACGGGAGCATGAGCGGGAGCGAGCAGAGAAGACACGAGCCTACTTGGAGAGTGTCCGACACGTGGAGCAATACAACTAGACCACTTGTACTAAGTGCGGAATACGACTCACCGAGAGGTGGAAAGAGGCAGGATATTGAGAGAATGTCCACTTAGTACAAGTACTTGACAACATAGTAAAGGTATGCTAGACTAATAACAACATGGAGGATATATGAAATACTATCTATGGCTAGAGTTTAACCTGAGTAATGACGGGTTTCAACTGAGCACACACTGGATAGACATGGTACTACCAGCACGGACAATTTATCTGGCACTGGCTATCGTGGCAAGTGTTAAGGTATACAAACAATGGAGGAAATATGGAGAATGAAGACATCAAGTATGAATCAACGGCTACTATCGTAATCAACGAGAGTGACACGGCATGGGATGACGCTAAGCCTAGGGTTATGAATGCCCAAGAAATTAGTGCAATACTACGGTACGACAAGAGACGGCAAGAAGAACTGGCAGAACTCAAGCGTAAGATAGAGCACGTGAAAGAGTATCTGCTTGAGGCTTATGATGACCTAGGTGAGCACGCTCAGGAGATAGCAGACTGGCTAGACATTGAGTTAGTCAAGGATGTGACCGTGACCGTGACCGTAGAGTTTGAGGTATCGTTATCGGTCAAGCCTGACGAAGACATAGATGACATCATCACGAACCTAGACTACAGCATGGAGAATCACGACTCAGTGATTGAGTACTACACTGGAGATGTGACATGGCAAGAGTCGTAGAGAGTGAGCCACTGATATGTTGGTGTCCATTAGGTGAATGGTGTGATGTTGAACATGACTAAATGGAACTGGACACGGGTACTAGACGGACTCATATTCTTTGGTATGGGTGCATCAGTAGTAGGCATCATATTGTGGATGTTTATTCTTGCAACGAATTAAGATTCTGATTATAGATTGATTTGGAGAATCCGTAATCAGAGATAGCAGGTATAGGTTTACTTACTCCTACCTATACTTTTGGAGGTGGGTTGCTCCGCCACTGCACACACGGAGCACTTAACACTACGAAACTTGGAGGTTTCAATGAAGACGGTACACCTAGGCGATTGCCTAAGCGGATGCGTAATCTGCGAGAGTAATTATCATGAAGACGTAGAGGTATGCGATACCTGCGGCAAAGACTTTACATCTAAAACAGAATGGAGAATAGGATAATGAGCACGACTGAGAAACTATGGCACACGGATAACCAATTTATGAACGTGGAGATTGAGTATGCACTAGAGATGGTGCACTTAAACATTAGTGACGAACCTAACCGTGTCTATTGGCAAGGCAGACTGGATGCACTAGCACAAGTTGAGCGAGCACGTAAGCAAGGGATGATGTAATGATTACAACAAGGAAGATACATCCATCAGGTGCACTAGAGATTAGCGCACACGTACGAGACACGGTACTTGGTGGGTCATGGTATGAACGTCAAGTTTACTATGACTATGACAAGATTGAGGCTATGCGGAGATACCGCCAGCACTTAGTAGCAAATCGCTACGTACTAGTAAACGATTAAAACTGGAGGATAGTAATGAGTGAGCAAGAGTTAATTGAAATTTCAATTAAACATATTGAAGAAGAACAGCAACGAATAGAAGACTTAGTTGCTGAAGTATGTAAAGGTAACTACACAACACCAGAGATAGTGCAAGTGTATGCAGATAATATGATGCTCAAGTTGGAGCACATAGCAGACTGGATTGATGAATGCACTGACTCATATGCTGGCAGTTGGTCTAGTGATAAAGAGTTTGCTGAGGAATATATTGGCGATAGTGGGATGATACCTGATGATATTCCTCACCACTGGATGGACTGGGACTACATCGCACAAGAATTAATGTATGACTATTGGGAAATCAATGGACACTATTTCAACAACAGATAAAGGAAGCACAATGGATAAGAAGGAATACAACAAGGTATATCAGAACTGTATGTACCTAGCACGTAAAGAGTTAGTAGCACGACATCAGGATGAGTACAATAAAATACTTGACAAGGTTATGTTGGATTACGGCATTATGACACGCCGTGAAAGGCAAGGTTTGGCTAAACTACTGCGAGAACTAAATAACAAGGAGGCAACACAGTGAAGCAATACCGATTTAGATTAGATGAAGAGCAATACGGATACGTTTACTTTGAAGCAGGGTCAATGACTGAAGCAGAAAGTTTGCTTGAACAAGTGCAAGATGGAGACCTAATGCCAGAAGACCTACCTAATGGGCGAGTGAACATTAAGAATGGTCAATGTAACTATGAAGAACTGGAGGAAGTTAAGTAATGAAACTATTTAGTAAGCAACAGCAAGATACGTACGCACGACTAGATGAACTAATGGTACGTATGGCAAGTGACGAAACATACGATGAGTACATCATTATCAGAGGAGGTATGAACAATGGGTGATAGGTTTACATTTGGTGTAACCGATAGAGGTGGAGACGTACTGTACTTGTACTCACACTGGGGTGGAGAAGACTGGGATAAGGACTTAAAGACTGCCCTTATTGAGGCTAGTCCACGTATCAAGGATGTTAGTTACGGTAACAGGATTATTATATCTCACCTAATAGGTGACCAATGGCAACATACAACAGGCTTTGGCTTTAGCATTAACAATGTCATGGACACTGAGTATGGGTACGTACCTATCATTGACCTACGTAATGGCACGGTTAACTTTTATAGTTACAGTTACGAAGGTGAACTTGGTGACAAGTTAGTTGAACTTTCAATCAATGACTACTTAGATACAAAGGATATATATGGCATGTTGCATCATGCGCAACTTGACCTTGAGGAGGCACGAGAAGATGTCTCCGTATGAACTAGATGATGATGAACTACACACCGTATACACACAGGATGTGTATGTATGTAAGCGGTGTAGCATGAGCGACCCATGGCACGAGTGTGAAGGGAGACCAGACAATGAGTGACACAGTGATGTGCGACTGGGTATGGCAGGACGAACGAGATGGCTATAACTATTTCACTTGCAATGAGCATGGGTGCATGGAGTCAGAGAAGATAGAGGTGGACTTGGATGACGAGTGAGATTAAGTATCCCAACTATGACGGCACACAGAGTTGTGCACGTATGGGTGTGGACTTGTTCTATCAAGACTATGACAACAAGAAGACGGCACAAGAAGTACGAGACTTGAAAGAGTTTTGTTCCAACTGCAACATCCTTATTGAATGCATGGAGTATGCAATTAAGCACGAGAGGTATGGTTTCTGGGGTGGTACTACACCTTACGAGAGACGTACTATCCGCAACAAACGCAAGGTTAGATTGAACTTGCCAGAGAATGATTGGAAAAAAAATTAATGGTAATCAGTACAGTTGAAAAAGAATTAGACGTATACGAAGAGATACATGTAGAGGTTGAGCCTGATAGTGCATCAATCTTTCTAGGCAACACGCATTTCTTTATGCAACGCAAGACATTTGAACGCTTGCTATTTACAATGCAAGGTGCACTACTGGAAGAGGAACTACTAGCCCATCAGGTAGGTGAATAATGTTTATGCAACTGGTATTTTTCTTTATAGTTACTGGGTTTTTGGGTGTTAAGGCGTACAAATTACACATAGAAAACAAGTACTTAACCAAGCACCTACGAGGACGTAAGTGAGAACACGCAAGAAAGAACTTGAGGCTATCGCAGATGTCCTTGAGCAGGAGCACCATGACGTGGTGTACCTAGCAGAAATTATCTGGAAGATGATAGATGACATGCGCCGTGACCGTGAGATGTACGTGGTGGGTGTTAACTATCAGGGTGTTGGACAGTTCTTGTTCGGACCTTATGAGTCAGAGACTGTGGCTGCCAAGGACTACGAGGGACGAGGTAACATCCGTGCACTTAAGCAAGGTGACATAGCCAAGGTATTTAAACTGCTCGCACCTACCAAGATGTTTGCAGATAGTGATGAAGTACAGGGAGATTTGTTTGACATAAGGTAAAACTTATGAAAAAATAAGTATGGCTGTCGTGGTTGAGCGGTGATTTTTTCACCTCCATGTTTCATCACTGCTCCCACGACACGCCGTGTACGATTTGACAACCACCATAACATGGGCTATAACTTAACAACACAACAACAACATAAGTTCTGCTAAGGCAGAACCAGTAATAGGTTCGCCCATAAAGGCGAACATAAGAAACAGAGGACAAATGATTAAGGTGAATGGGTATGAGTTACCCACACACGTAAGCCATAGCCAGATAGGTACATACAATTCTTGTGGTTACAAGTATTGGTTGTCTAAGGCATTGGCTGTCCCTGAAGGACAGACATGGTGGTTGGCTGGTGGTGTTGCTGTTCACGAAGCAACTGAAGCCTATGACCGTCAACTCTGGGAAGCAGAGGGACGATAATGGAACAACAAGAACTAATCCCTATACAGGCTACGCCTGAGGAATTATGGTCAAAGTCTTGGCAAGAGAACTTAGACCGTCAACGTGCCGTAGAACAAGACACATCACTGTGGCGTGCTAGTGGCACTGCTACCATAGCCAACCCTAACAAGGAAGACGGCAACTGGTGGCAAGCAAACGGTTTAAACATGGTCAAGAACTGGGTGAACTTTCGTACCACTCAAGAGTTGATGTCATTATGGGTTACACCTCAAGGTATACCTGCCATTGAATTAGCGTTTAACATTAACCTTGATGGTGTTATGGTTAAGGGTGCACTTGACCGCATGATGGAATTACCTGACGGTAACCTCGTAGTGCTAGACATTAAGTCTGGCAAGCGTATGCCGTCATCAGACTTTCAGTTGGGTATCTATGCGGTAGCCATGGAGGAAACATTCGGAGTACGTCCCAAGTACGGTGTATACTGGGATGCACGTAAGGGTGCAGTATCAGAGTTAATCAACCTAGATAAGTGGACACGTGAAGCCGTGTCAGAAATCGTGGGAATGTTTGACAAGGCACGAAGGGCTGGTATCTTTATACCTAACTTTGACCACTGCAAGATGTGTAATTTTACAAACGATTGTAAGTATCAGAATGGAGATAAGTAATGGAAAAGAACTATGTAGTTAATGTAAAGACAAGCAAGGGTACAATCATCACAGCACGTGGTGATAGTGCTGAAGAGTTAATCGCTAACGTCAATGATTTGGTAGCACAGGGTGGACCTGATGCAATCAGCACACTGGAAGAAGCATTCGCTGGTGTATCAACACCACGTGTACTAGCAACCGACCCAGTAGCATTGGTTCAGGCATCACTAGGTGGGGAAGTTGTTGCAGAAGTACCAGCGTTTGCACCTAAGGCACCACCAGTAGGAGTATCTGCACCAGCAGGTAGCGATAAGATGTGCATTCACGGTGCAATGGTTAAGCGAACAGGCAACGGTGCTAAAGGAGAATGGCGAGCATTCTTCTGCCCAACACCAAAGGGCACAGCAGACCAGTGCTCACCAACGTTTGCTAACCGCAACACACCAGAGTGGAACAGTTTCTAGGACTTCGGGTACTAGAAAAACATAACTAAATATAGGTCTGTATTGCTGGAGGGGAAGCCAGTCAATGCAGATAGGGGTGTAGGTCCGAAAGCCTACTCATCGTGCAAGTCGGTGCATCCCACGCTTAACAAGGAGGAACAATGAAAACATTAAGCCGTTCGGTAGGACGTTCAGACATTGGTGGCGAGCCAATGCCAGCAGTATTTCGTACGTTTGAACAGAACAAGATTATCTTTAGACGTTCAGAGGTATCGTTAATTGCTGGCACACCTGGTGCAGGTAAGTCAACGCTTGCCCTAGCACTAGCCTTGCGTATGCAAGCACCAACACTATACGTATCAGCAGATACCAATGCTCATACCATGGCAATGCGTTTGTATTCCATGATTGAGGGTGTATCACAGACAGATGCAGAGAAGATTATCTCTGAGCAACCTGACTTGGCTAGGCAAAAGTTAGCCCAAGCACGGCACATCTACTGGTCATTTGATTCATCGCCTAGTCTAAGCGACTTGGATGATGAGGTCACTGCCCTTGAAGAAACTCTGGGCGAAAGTCCTGCACTCATAGTTGTTGATAACCTAATGGATATCAACATGGATGGTGGCGAAGAGTTTGGTGCTATGCGTAGCGCACTAAAGGAACTTAAGTACCTAGCAAGAGATACCAATGCTGCAGTTGTAGTTCTACACCACACTAAAGAAGGTTATTCAGGTACACCATGTCAACCAAGGTCATCAGTCCAAGGTATGGTTAACCAACTACCTGCACTAATCCTTACAGTAGGACAACAAGACGGAATGCTTGGAGTTGCCTCTGTCAAGAATCGTTATGGCAAGGCTGACCCTTCGGGTAATAGCCCAGTGTGGTTGCAGTTCCTGCCAGAGTATATGTTCATTGCTGACCTAGAGGACGCACGATGAATAGAACTGCATCTTACGAAGGCAAAGTTGAATACACATACCAGTGGATAAAGAAACATAGCAACTGGTTACCAGCCGATGCTGACAATGAGTACGATAGAACAGTTATACAGTCATTACTTGCGATGATGGCTGTGCAACATGCTAGTGACTGGAAAATTGTACGTGCTGCTGAATCAGGTACGCCATTTGATTACGATAAAAAGACTAAGTTTGGTGGCAACGGTATCTTAAAAGGTAAGTCAAAGTAACATGACCTTTGATTACGTAGCATCTATGACTGAGGGTCACAAGTATGGTGACATAGTTGCAGAACGCTTACGTTTAAATGGTGTGCGTTGCACCGTGCCTGACCTATACATAGTGCAGTCACGTGAAGAGATACCAGAGATGACAGCCACCGAGAAGGACATCATCCTTGATGATTCAGGTGAGTGCCTTGAGGTTAAGTCACGTAACATAGAGTTCACTGAACTAAAGGATTTCCCTTGGGGCAACATCATAGTTGATACCGTGTCAGGGTATGAGGCTAAGTTACAGAAGCCATACGCTTACGTCATGGTATCTGCCCAGACCAAGGCTATGTTTGGATTACTTACATCCACTAAAGAGAAGTGGACAGTCAAGCAACTGCACGACAAGTACCGTGGACATGATGATAACTTTTATGTTGTTGACATAGAACATTGCATACCATGGGAAGAACTTGTAGTGTTCATTAAGAACTTAGAGGAGGAGCAATGGTGGAATGGGTAATAATCCTTGGGCTTGTGGGCTTACTAGGATTCCTAGTTTACTTAGACAGAAATAGTTACTAAGTGGATAGCAGACACATCTCCCGTGTGTTCTATGACGGGGAACAGTACGTATCCTTCTATGAAATCATCAAGGCTATCCGTGATATCGGTGATGACTTCTGTGAGCAAGACTTACATGAAGCGTGCAGTGCATTAGGGTGGGTGGCTGAACAGTTGCAGTTTTCAATGATAGCGGATGGGATAAGACATGAATAAAAGTAAAATAAAGGGTACATCTGCTGAGACTGCTGTTGTTAACTGGCTTGTAAGTAAGGGACGTAAGCACGTTGAGAGACGTGCACTCAATGGTGTCAATGACCGTGGAGATATCGCTGGATTACCTGCCGTTGTCATTGAGGTTAAGAACCACAAAGAGATGAAGTTATCTGCATGGCTCAAGGAACTTGAGGTTGAAATGGCTAACGACAAGGCTGAGACTGGCGTTGTCATACACAAGAAGACAGGCACTCTAGATGTTGGCAAGTGGTACGCTACTATGCCAGTGTCGGAGTGGTTTAAACTACTAGAAGAAGCAGGGTACTAATGGACAAGCACAGCATACAACCTGTGCTTGAGCACTACGGTGCAACGAATATACGTGAAACATGGGGCTGGCAAAAGATTAGATGCGTAGTCCACGAGGATTCAACTGCATCTGCTAGTGTCAACGTAACAGAAAACATATTTGCATGTCATGCTTGCGGAGTTAAGGGTGACACCTATAAAATTATTATGGAGAAAGAAGGAGTTGGATTCCGTGAGGCTATCACAATCGCAGAAACAATCACTGGCGAAAGCCACAGCAACATACAAGGCAAACATTCATCTAGCCGAAGGGTACCTAGCCAAGAGGGGATTATCTCTAGAAGACGGGGCTACAGCCCACCTCGGAGTAGTCGCAGAACCTCTACCTAGTCACGAGGCGTACGTTGGTCGCTTGGTTATTCCGTACATCACACCAACAGGTGTAGTGGACATCAGGTTCCGTAGCATGGACAACAGTGAGCCTAAATACATGGGTTTACCAGGGACTTCTACCCGTTTATACAACGTAACGGCACTACAATCAGCAGGAGATTTCATTGCGGTATGTGAGGGTGAGATTGATGCGATTACTTTACATTACAAGTGTGGTATCCCTGCTGTGGGTGTACCTGGTGCGAACTCGTGGAAGAAACATTACTCACGCATCCTCCAAGACTTTGAGACGGTTTATGTTTTTGCGGATGGTGACCAACCAGGGTCGGACTTCGCAAAGAACCTCTCAAAAGAACTCTCGTCAGTAGTAACATTGCAGATGCCAGAGGGTGAAGATGTTAATTCAATGTACCTATCACAGGGGTACGACTATCTAAGGAGCAAGGTATCAGCATGAGCCATATGAAGGATGAGTGGGATGACTACGTTCAGTCAGGAAGAGATAACGTTTCTGATTGGGAGGCTTTCGGAGATGGGTTTAAAGATTTCCAGAGTTGGCTTAACAGAGTCAAGGGAGACCTTAACCTTGGAAATAACAAGGATTCCTTTGAGGTAGATGATGACTGTATCTGCGAAGCATGCGTTACCTTTACTGCATGGGATGACTTATACCCTGAGGATTTTGAGTTAGATTCCCTTGATGTGTATGAAGAATTGCATGACATCTTAATCAAGAAGCAGAGTGACTATGGTCCTAACAACATACGCAATGCGCCAGGTGGACCGCTTAACGGGCTACAGGTACGGTTGTACGACAAGATGTCAAGGTTAATTAACCTTATAGAATCAGGTGCTAAGCCTGAGAATGAGTCACTAAGAGATACGTTTGTAGACATCGCCAACTATGGGGTCATTGGTGTTATGATTTTAGATAACACGTTCCCTGAGGCGAAGGACTACAATGAAAGTTAAAGTAATTGTAAGTGACCTGCAAGTACCATACCATGATAAACGTGCTGTCAATAACGTAGCCAAGTTTATTAAGGCGTTTAAACCTGATGACGTAGTATCGGTGGGCGATGAAATGGATATGCAAACTATCAGTCGTTGGTCAATGGGCACACCGCTTGAGTACGAACGTAGCATTGGTCGTGACCGTGACTTAACAGTACAGGTACTAGAAGACTTACAGGTTACACACATGACACGCAGTAACCACACTGACCGTTTATACAACACCATTATGAAGCGAGCACCTGGTTTACTTGGTGCACCTGAGTTTGAGTTAGAGAACTTTCTCCGCCTTAAAGACCTAGGTATCACCTACCACAGCAAGCCGTGGGAAGTTGCACCTAAGTGGTTACTCTTGCATGGCGATGAAGGTTCTGTGAATCAAACTGGTGGGCAGACAGCCCTTGGTTTGGCTAAGAAGACTGGCATGTCCGTAGTATGTGGTCATACACATAGAGCAGGACTACTGCACTACACCGAATCTGTATCAGGTGTATCTACTCGTACCATTTGGGGGCTTGAGGTTGGTAACTTGATGGACCAGAAGAAGGCATCCTACCTAAAGGGTGGCATTGCTAACTGGCAACAGGCTATCGGTGTGCTTTACATTGACGGTCAAAAGGTTACACCTAAACTTATACCCATTCACAAGGACGGCACATTTGTCGTTGATGGGAAAGTGTGGGGCAAGTAGTGTGTAACCAAATGGAAGATGCTGGTCGCATCCATAGACTAAAAGAACAGCAAGTCAATGACTACTACGACATGGTGCAACAGATAGCCAGTGAGTACCGTAACAAGTACAGCATGGTAGACCGTGCAGACATTGAACAGGAACTATGGCTATGGTTTGCTGAGCACCCTAACAATATTGCTAGGTGGAAGTTGGAGCAGGACGAGAAGTCCTGTGACAAGTTAATTGCTAAGTCCCTGCGTAACGCTGCCCTTGATTACTGTGTCAAGGAGAAGGCGGTAGCCGAAGGCTACAACGCAATGGATAACTTTTGGTACAGCAAAGACTTTGTTAAGATGCTTATTCCTGGCGTACTCACAGACAACTGGGAAAAACTAGAAACAGCAATGACTAACATGGGTCGTAGCACCAAGGCTCCATCGGAGTCTGGTGACTGGATGGCTTATGGTGCTGACATACGTCATGCCTTTAGTAAACTAGATGAGATAGAACAGAACCTTGTATTCTTGTTTTATGCTCAGGATGTAGACTCAACACAGTTACATGAGGATACTAATAGTGAACGACCAACTGCCAAGGCTACGGCTATGGCTGCCAATCGTGCACTGAATAAAATAGTAAGAAACCTTGGTGGTTTTCCACCATTCAAGGATGACGATAACGAGGAGGAACCAAATGATATGCAAGAACTGCCGTGATGCAGGAGACGCAAGCAAGATAGATATGAAACAAGTATCTGCAATGCTTCATGCTAAGTGCAACTACATTGGTTGCTACTGTCAGCACAAATAAAAAATAACCCCCCAAGGTAGCGTTTAAATTACCAAGGGGGGAATTTTATTTATTAATTATGCGGAAAGAATATCCTTAGGGTCTAGTCCGCCACCCTTTTTCCAACCTGGACCTTTTTGAAGTTCCATGTGTAAGTGTGGACCAGTGACATTGCCATCTGCTCCAACCTTACCAATGACATCTCCAACTGCAAGGGCTTGACCAACCTTCACGCTATTGGAAGACAAGTGAGCAAAGAGAAGATGCCCACCTGCCACTTTCATTAGAACTGAGTGTGAGCCAAAGGCTGCGCCCCATACTTGACCGACCTTAACTACCTTGCCAGCAATAGGAGCAACAACAACTGCACCTGTGGGTGCTGCAAAATCTACTCCTTCATGCCGTCCTGAGGACCACATGTTGCCTTTAATACCAAAGGGTGTAGTTACTTTATACTTTGCATCTTGCATTGGTGAAGCCATTAGTCTTCATCCTCTTCTCTTAGTGGTATTGTTACGAGCCACACAATAAGACCGAAAGCAGTAATCAATCCTGTGACTTTCTTAGCACTGCCTTCTAAAGTAAAGTAAGCAATGGCAAGACCACAGAAAGTATAAGTTTCTGCAGTAATATTCTTTAAGTATTTCTTCAGCCAATTAATCACTTGACTCTCCTAATTTGGGCTAGTTGTCCAACAATGATTGCGGATACAACAACACCTTGAGATGTCTCACGTGATTCTGGTGTCATGTCTGCACCAATATTGCTTATCGCTTTCAATGCTTTACCTGGGTCTGTAAATATAACGTTAAGCAATTCAGTTGTGTCTTCAAAGATTTCAATGGCATCTGCTACTTCAGCAGTCAAGATGACACCGTTCTCCAACATAACTGGTTGCTCTGGTGGTAGGTCCTCATAGTCCAAACCAGATTCAGCAAAGGCTTCAAACGTAATTGCCTCACCTAGGAACTGCTCAACCAAAGCATCAGCAACAAGTTCACGTTCTGTGTCAGTGAGTACACCATCTGACATGGCATTGTCTATGACTTCTTGTACAGATTCTTGTACAACTTCTTGTACAGGTTCAGTAGTTACCTCTGGCTCAGGCTCCACGGTAGGCTCCTCAATGGGTGCAGGAGGCTCTATAACGGATTCTGAGGGACTTTCAGACGGTACTGGTACCTCAGGTACAGGAACAACATCTAACTGGGAAGGGCTAGGTGTGGGTTCTGGAGTCTGAGTTATTTCTGGTACTGTTATTGGGGTGGGACTTGGTTCTATTGTAGGTTCAGGAGATGGTGATTCACTTTGAGTAGGTTCAGGTATTGGCGTTGGCTCTGGGTCCAAACTGGGTACAACACTTGGGACTGGCTCAGGAACCACTGGTGGTTCAGTAAACGATGACGGCACTGGTGCAGGTGGCACCTCTATAGGTATACCACCATTAACATCAAATGCTGCTTCTATCGGAACAACATCAGCACCACGTTCGTAACGGATACCACGGCGTAGGTCTGCTGGTAGCCACCCAAAGGTAACTACCTCACCATGCCAACCACCATCAGATGCACGATTAATAACTAATCTAATCTGTGTTAGTTCACCTGTTGACTGTGGGTATGGGCGTACACTCCACTCAGCACAGAAAGTATTTTCTGTTGAACCAAATGAAAGATATGCACCATCACCCCATGTAACCCAGTCATAACCAGCAACTGACACCGATGGTGTCTGAGGATAACTACCATACGTACCATCTGCTACACCAAATGTTAGTGTTCCATTAGTTGAAACAAATACATTACTGTGTTCGGTGCTACCTAATGAAAGACTAAACGGCAAGTTGGCTGCGAATGCAGAGTCATCATCACGACTGTAAGTATATGTGTCACATACTACGCTTGCACTTGCTGGTGTGGACACCATGAACATACTTGCTATAAATAAAACAATCCCTATGCGGAATAGTTTATTCAATTACTTCTTGGAACCTTTTTCGTAGGATGCAAAGATTTCATCTATTTCAGCAGCAGTTAACTTACCATCTTCTAGGTATGCACGGCACAACTTCTCAATGATTACTGCACAAGCACCAATACCTGCCATTGCTGCAGACTTCCATACCTCAACACCAAGGATAGAGCCAGCACCAATCACACCAAGACAAGCCACAGCGAATGCTGCAACAATCTTCTTACCGATTTCTACCATTATAGTTTCCTTACTGTCACTAGCAACAAGCCACCGTAGCCGTTGCTGTCTTTATCGGGGGAAGATTCGTTAGTGAAACGAACCTCTTCAATTACACCTTCAAATGATTCATCTGTTCTGAAATCTTTAATCTGAACAAAGTCACCTATTGCTTCAAGTTCTTCTAGTTTCTGAACAACGTCATTAGCACGACCCTTGTAACCAAATTGTGAGTTATATTTATCCATCTCAATGTCATAGCATGATAGTGGGAACTGATAAATTCTTTGGCGTGGTACACCAGGCACAGACTTTAACTGGTAAGACTGCAGTACAGGATAATCAGTTACGGGTGAACCATTGTTGAGTGTGTACCTGATTGAGATAAACTCTTGACCACCAGTAGGTTGGTTCAGTGCAATATTTTGTTCAAGAGAAACAGAATCAAGATTGATAATGTCATACTTATTTCCAGCGTTATCAATAGTTTCAACAGTGATACTGTCACCAGTAGCAACAAGTCCACGAGTCTGTAGGTACTTAAAGAACTTAGGTTCAACTGTACCGTAACGAATCTTTCCTGTTTCTAGGTAACCAGATGAACGGTAGTCAGTTGTATGCTCCACTTGCAGTTCACCTGCTGCTCCGCCTTCTTCAATAACCATAACAAGACGGTCATTGAGGCTATAGACTTCAGTACAATCAGAACTATCTGGAGTTGAGTCATACTCTAAGTCATACGCATATGCAAATGTTCCATCAGAAAACTGTTGTGAGAGGTCAATGCGAATAAGAACACCATTTATGTTTCCATTAATACCTGCTGCTTTTGTTGCAGCATATATATATGTTCCACGTTCAGTGAATCCATTAATTGGATATGAACTTTCAATTACAAGTGGACCAAGAATTAAGTTTCCATTGGCATCAACTGGACAAATTCTTACACCTTGACTTGTTCCAACAACTAAATAGCCCAAGTAAAAGTGAATTGCTTTAACTAATTCACCATCTGGAAGAGTAATGTTTACGGTTGAACTTGATAAATCTGGAAGTAATGTTCCATTGTTTGCGGATGTAGGGGTAGCATCAAAACCTATTTTCCAAATCTCACCATTATTACCAGCATTGCCTGATGCGTAAATATTTGTCTGACCACCAGCAATGTCATTCCAAACAAATGTAGAATCAAGATGAGTACGTGAGTCATACTGTTTTCCAGCAGGTAGTGCCCCAGTGTGAGCATTAGTATTTCCTTGGCTATCATCTATAAGATTTAGTATGTTATTTTCACCAAAAAAAATAAAACCTTTAGCATACTTAACAAATGCTTTTGAACCAGCAGAATGTCTAGCAAATACTACATCAGAATCTAATGTGCCAACAATTCCTCTATGAATAGCACCGCTACACGTAGCGTAATACTTTCCACCAGATGTAGTTACAGAAGTGAATGGATAATTAGAACCGTTGTGTCCCTGTGGATACGAAGTTGCTGTATATACATAGTTAGCAGTGTCCATCGCACCGTTTGGTGCAGTAACACCAAGGCTAATTTTATTTAGAATACCATTGGCATCACCAGATACAAGAACATCTTTAGTTCCATCATTGCCAGTAGCAGCATTGATACCTTGAGCACCAGTGTAACCATGAAATACATCGTGATGTAAACGCAACTCACCAGTAGTCCAGATATCTACACCACGAGAGTCATGGAACCTATTGGCTGTATATTCATAATCTGTGCCTGGTTCGTAGAACTCAATGCCAGCACCGTTATGCCATGATGTCTGTGAGCGTACCCACCAACCAGTAAGAGACTGTTCGCCAGGTTCCCTGCTGGTATCAAACTGGTCCTTCTTGTACTGTGCCGTCTCACGGCGATAAGGATTCTGATTGTCAACTTTTAGGATAAAAGGAATATCTGCAATAGAAACATCGTATGACACATCCGTTAAATCAAATGACTCATTGGTTGCAACATAAGTTAAGTCATACGCTAAGTCTATGTTTGGTGTAACAGAAGATGCGGTAAATGCAACAACACTACTTGAACTATTAGTTCCAGTATTAGCACCTGCTATTGTAAACTGTGTAGCACTAGCAGTTGCTACCGTAGCAGTAGTTTTATTGTATCCTGCTATGTTTGAACCAGTAACATCAATAACATCACCAGCGACAAAGGTATTTGCTGCAGTGTAAGTTATGGTTGTTCCATTGCCAGATACTGCTGTTACTTTTGCAGTCTTGTAAGTGTACTTACTAGATGATTCAGTAATGTCTTCGGAGTAAGTTAAACCTGTTGTAGGATTAATAGGCATTTATATTCCTTAAGTTATGCAGGGTCGTTTACCGCAAGAGTTACATCAAAATTTGCACTTGAGGCAAGAGTTGTATCGGAACCATTATGAACACCAGCATTAAATGTAAACACCTCGTATCTCTGTGGAGTGGTTGGCTGAGGTGAACCATAGTAAACAGTAGCATTTCCGCTGGCATTTGTCGTGTAACCATATATAAGTTTGCCAGGAATACCTGCGCCAGTTGAAACGTTAACTAATTTAAGTACAACAGGACCAGCCTCAAAATACCAGTTTCCTGAGTATGAAGTTTCGCCACTAACGTAATCTATTCTTGTCGTAATTTTTGCAAGAGTAGTTGTGCTAACTGCTGCAGTAGGTCCATTACCTAATGAGTTGGTTGCTAAAACAGTATAAGAATATCCAGTTGACGCAGTTAAACCAGTGTCATTGAATGAGGTACTTGAACCTGTGTAAATTGTAGTAACACCACGCTTAAGCGTGTAACTAGTAATAGGTAAACCACCATTAAAAGGTGCAACCCAACTTAAAGAAACAGAAGTAATAGATGGGGTTGCAGTAAATGATGCAGGGGCATTAGGAACTGTTGCCCCACCTTGAGCAATAACGCCAGCAGGAATCATTACTGTAGGTTTCCAATCAGTACCCAAGTATTAGTATCACGCTTAATTAAAGTTGCAGCAGACCACTGGGCTTTAATAATGCGAGTAGCAGCACCAGTTAGGGAGTAGTAGTTAACAGTTACTCCAGCAGTAGGAGTAATAGTTGTTGCACCTGCACCAGTTTGAATAATAGTAATCTCTGTGCCAGTTGGAAAAGCAACACTTGAATTAAGTGGAACGGTAAGTGTATTAGCCGAAGCATTGTTCATTTCAATGTACTTACCAGCATCACCAAGAACAAGAGTATAAGTAGTACCAGTTTGAGCGTTAGTAAGTGGACTTAATAGTGCTCTAGCATCTAACTGTGTTTGAATAGCAGAAGTAACACCATCAACATATCCAATTTCTGTAGAAGTTACGTTACCAATAGAAGTGGCAGACGGAAGAACCACAGTACCAGTAAATGTAGGACTAGCCAATGGTGCAATAGAACCAGTAACACCATGAACATTAGTAACTGCATAGATGTGGTCTTGCGGTTCCTGCAAGTCACGAGCAGTAATCATGTGACGCACAACAGCAGCAGCATCATGTGCCTTTGCTCCACTGCTATCTGCATTGCGAGTAATGTTTAGGGTTGTGCCAGCAGATAAACCAGTAACAGTAACAATTTCTTCTTTGGCTGTGTCGGGGTCAATCACTAAGGTGTACGGGTATGTACCAGGTAGTGTTGTGATACTGTTAAGTGTCATTGTTGATGCGGCATCATTGATGCTTGCGCTTAAGGTTTTAGCCTCAGCAGTGGAAGTATAATTACGGGCTGGCATGATTTACCTTATCGGGTGAAGTGGATACGGATAGGATTGCGGTCATTAAGTTTTCTTGCCTCTTCAGCAAGACGCTTGTCATAAAGAGCAAGTAAGTATTTAGATGCATTAGTACCAGCACCATAGGCACGACCAGCAATCTGTGACTGTTGGTCAGACTCAGCAGAACCAAAGGTCAAGCGACCTGGGTCAATGAATGATGCTAGACGAGCAGATGCACCAATAACAATTAAGTCTTTGCAAGATGATGGCAAACCTGTAACTGTTTCAAAGTCATCATCATTAGTGTCCATTATAGAAGGAGCGGCGGTATAGAATACTTGGACAGTGCGACCAGACTCAACACCAGATAAAATAGTAATGCTGTTACGACTATTGAAAGCATCAGTGTTAGCCATAGGGTCAACCCGATAACCACGAACAGGAAGCCATTCTTTAGTAGGACCAGTAGTTTCATAAGATACTGCAAGAACTGTTTCCACTTCATCAGGTAAAGCATAGGTTGACTTGGCTGGCATAAACGAAAAGGTATGCGTACCAGTTGTATATAGGTCTGGAAAAGTTGAAAGAAGAGTTTCATTAATTGCACCCTTGACATCAAGGCTTGGGAATGTTGGAGAGATGGTTACTCGTGCACCATTCTGGTGTGTCGCTGCAGATGTTCCATTGTATCCACGACCATAAGGTGGAATGCTAAGTGTTCCTGAATTTCGGTCATAGGAATCTACATAGATTAATTCATCGTCAATCTGGATAATGCCAGTTGAGATATTGTTGGCAGAAGCGACAGTGATAGTAGTTGCCGTTGCATTTACTGCAGCAGTGAGATGTGTCTGACGGTCTTGACGTAGCGTAAACCCTGCTAGTTTACGTACAACCTCATCAGTCATTGAGCCGAATGTTGCCATTATTTCTTCTTCCCTTTGGCTGCAGCCATGTTATCAATTAGATTTGGATAAGGTCTTCCAGCCTTTTTAGCACGAGCCTTTGCACTGGCTACCTGACTAGGTGTTAATTTCTTAGACTTTGATTTAGGGTTTGGTTTATCCCAAACTTGCTTCTTTACCATTTAACTTTATCCGCCCAGTATGCTGCTGACATTTTGCCTTTTGAAATATTAGATGCGTGACGTGCCTTAAATGACCGTCTACGTGCAGCATAGGCGGCTGACTCCCCTGATTTTTTAGGGGAGCCAGACACACCTTGCTGACCAAAGCGAATAGTCTTAACCTCAGCACCAACTTTAGCCACAACAACGTGTGACTTGGTTGGATGGCTAGGTGTACGCTTCGGCTTGTTGTAGCCAGAAACACCAGCACGTGCTAGACGAGGGTCCTTCTTTGCTACCATGATTACTTCTGTTTTGCTCTGGCTGTTGCAGCCTTTTTCTTATCTTGAATAGCCTTTTGGTTCTTAGCAAGAAGAGCATTTGTTGCAGCACTCTTCTTATCCAACTTAGCCTGTGAACTTGAAAGCATTCCAGGAAGATTAATAAGTGGCTTGTTAACTCTTGTTCCACCACTTGTCTTTATTGTGGTAGTTGAAGACTTTCCAGTAATCGTTCCACTTGGACGAGTTGTTGTCTTATTTACAGTGGCACGACCCTCACGATTGTTTGGAGTCAACTTTGCATTGTTAGCCTTTTTAGTTGCTGTTTTACCAGCAGCAATCTGTGCCTGTGTAGGCTTTGGCATTCCCATGCCACGGTCAATAGTAGGCTTCTTTGACTTTTCAGGTTGTGGCATTTTTCCTGCAGGAAACTTACTTACAGTTGATTTGCCAATAGCAGCGTTTACACGCTTTGCTCCGTAGAAACGAGTTAATGCTTCACGCATTTCTGGTGATGCACCCTTAGCCTTAGCGAGGTTTCCAGCCATGGTTCCCTTGCGTAATTGGGCTACAGTCTTTTCGGAGACTTTGATTTTCTTATTTATAGCCATTACTTTACTTACCCTTCTTGGTTGTCCGTGGCATTGCAGGAACTGCTGGTACCTTCGGCATGTTATTGTTTACTACCATTGGAGTGAAGGATGAACCCTCTACCTTTGGCATTTCATGTTGATAGTTGATGTGGTTACATCCGCACTTAGCGCACATTAGGATGGACGTCCCATCTTCTTTTCCATCTTCTTCTTGCGAGGAGATTCTTTTGCTTCATGCTTTTTCTTAGCCATAGGAGACTTGTAAGTTTCTTTCATTGCCACTTTTTTGGCAACTTTCTTTGCTGGTTTCTTCATTCCTGCCTCACTCATTGCGATTGCGATTGCTTGTTTACGGGACTTAACGACAGGACCTTTTTTAGAACCTGAATGTAACATGCCACCTTTAAATTCGTGCATTACTTTAGCAACCTTCTTAGTTGCTTTCTTATAGGTCTGAGCCATATGCATATCCTGTCTTATCTGATACGTCAAGAGCCTTGCGAATCTTGGCGGTAGTTGTACCTTCTGGTTGTATTCCTTGTGCTCTTGCAGAGCGATATAGGTCTAGTTCTTTATCCCATTTCTTCTGAGACATATCTCTAGTACCGTTAGCATCTCCAGTATTTAACTGAAGTGTTCCTATTTTGCAAGCAAAACAACCTGCTACATAGGAAGTGTGTGTGTGCTCAACTACAATGCTTCCATTACTGGGTGCCTCAATAAAGGTCTCTGAGCAATCAGTGCAACCATAAGAACCTGGCTTATAGTTAAAGTTCTCATCAAGTTTCCATGTGAGAATCTTTGTAGTGTGACTATGCATTTTTATCCTTGAACTGTTTAACCGTTTGATGCATTATGAACTCGTAGTTCTTAACTAGACGTTCATCATCAGGATTAAGTTCAACTGCTTTGCGTGCATACTTCTTGGCAGAACCCTTCTTGTCTAGGTTCCAGCAAGCAATAGCCAGCAAGTCGTACATTCTCCACGGCATTGAAGAGTCAGCCACATAATGGTTATGCGACTCAAGGGAAAGTTCTGTTACTTTAATAGCAGCCTGATAACAGTGCTGCCACATTTTCTTTTCGTAGTAATGAAAAGCCAGAGGCATCCAAGCCTCTAAGTCAGTTGGTGCTTCTTCAACATTACGTTGATACCAATGTAGACCTTCATGTTCATTACCAAGTTTGATGTAGGCTTCGCCTACGGCTCGCCATGACTGGGCAAGTTCAACATTCCAACCACCAGTTTGAAGTTTTAACTTCTTACCGTGGTCAATAACTTCTTGCCACATGCCCTTGAAGTAATACTCACGGATTAAGTAGACCAACATGCGGTGGTCATCTGGCATCTCACGATGTCCAAGTTCTAACAGTGGTAGATAACCACTACGTGGCTTGTCATTATCAGGTACATGTCGTACTAAAGTCTCAACTACAATGCAGTTATCTACACCAGTAGTTGACTCAGTAATCTCGTGGCAAGGGTACTTCCACTGGTATCCATGTCTAGCATGGACACGTAGGTTGTTTGCCCATATATTACCTGTGTCCCACATGACCCAAGCCCTACCAGTATCTGGCTGCCAAGCCTGCCTTAACTTGTCAAAGAAGTCTGGGTCTGGAATCTCATCCATGTCCAAGGAGACACACACATCAACGTCAGCAGGTACAAGGTCAAGTGCCATGTTCCTAGCCACATCAAACCTAAAGTCGCTTAGCGTGGCTCTGTGGGCTTCTATGGGGTACTTCTGTAGCAGTTCATAGGTGTTATCTTCTGACCCAGTATCTAGGACAATTCGGACATCTGCACCCTTGGTGGCTTCTACCCATCGCTTAACGTGCTTAGCCTCATTCTTGGCTATAGCATAGACTGCAATCTTAACCATGCTATTATCCTAGCACACTACACTATGGGCGTAGTGAGGACTTATTAATTGCTACACCTTTACAGCAGTCTGCGTAAGATTCACAATCCTGTGTTGGGCATCCTGTTCTACAAGCCATTAAACTTCTTTACTTCCAAATGCAGTTACATTAAGGGTT